GTGCTTGTCCGTATTCGTCAAAGAACAATTTGGTTTTGGCTGCGCTGTCTGTTCCTGATTCAACTGGTGGTAAATTTGTTCTCATTGATTATCCAAAAAACTTTTTAGCTGAGGCAATTATTGAATCACCACTAGGAATATTTTTAGGGAATATACTACCTGCAATGCCGCCAACGGTATTAACAATGCCGCCAATGGCTGCTGGGCTGCTGATGATTTGCCCTAGTTCTCTTGCAATGCCATCGGCTCCTTTATTTTTTATCTCTTTAATATTGTTATAGGTATTAACTGATTTGATTGCGGTTCCTAGGAAACCAGCGGGACTATTATATAAAGGACTTTTGCTGTTAGCAACATCACCAAATATACTTTCTATGCCTGCTAATACACCCCCACCACCAAATAGTGCAGATGTTCCTCCGCCTTGCACACTTAACGGGCTTGGGGTTACATCATAGTGTAGCGTAGCAAATCCCTTAGGCTTGCCAAATTCTACTTGACCGGTACTGTACTGTACAGATTCATACTGTATGGTCATAGCACTTTCCATTGTGCCGCCATCGCCATAGTCAACATTTCCGTGATTCCAACTTTGTATTCTAGGATTTACCAGTGTATATCCGTTGAAGCGGCTACGGCTCATGGTATAGATACTGATACTGTTAAAAAAGTCAAATTTCTTATCATTATCTAGACCATATCGATAATTGTCAAAACTTGTGCCAGCATTTCTATAGTGCAGGTCTTCGTAGGCATTTAATGGTAGTTTGCGGTCTTGTATATATGCCGCATAATATATTGCCCATAACGAATTAACAATTCCAGTATTATCATCATGCATGGTGATATTAACTGGTTCGTAATTCATTGACTTGTACAACAATTTTTTTCTATTGTACTGATTCTTTGTAACCATTTCAAAGTTAAACTTTGGTAGCTCTGCAGTTTTGCAAAGTAGTGCAACTTCTTGACTGTGTTTGGCCGTGAATGCTGTGGCATTGTGCGCAGAAGAATTAATTTCAAATACCACATAGTACAGGAACTTATGTCTTGGGGCAAGTCTAAATGTATCGTCAACAAATATCCTAGAGGCATGCTGCCAGCTGGCCATAATGCCTTTTGGTTTAGTGATACCACCAAGAAGGCCTTTGCCAAAATTGCCGTCACCTAATAGATATCTTGTGAATTTATTCGCCATACAATTATTTATGTCACAAAAAAGCCCGGTATAAAACCGGGCTGTTTTGAATCAATTGAGATTAAGCTGCGCCTGGAGTCAATCCAGTAATTGCTTGAGTAGCTGCTTGACGACCAACTAGCGTACCAACACCAACTGTACCAGCTTCGTGTAGGATGTTGTCGTATCTAATGCTTAGTGCAACTGTGGCAACTTCATTAGTTCCATAGTTCAAATCACCGTAGTCAGTGTTTTGTAGGAAGCAACCAAAGCACTCAAATGTTTCTAACACTGCTGGACCTAGATTACCGTTGCCGCCGTCTAGTACTTCAACACGAGTTGTGAACTTGTAGTCAATACCAGAACGAGCACTTGCCTGTTCCAAGAAGTCAAACTGCTTCTGAATCTGTTGGCCTACTAACTTGATAACATTGCCTTGTGCGTCATCACGGACGTTTAAGGTCAACATTTCGTGTGTTGGCTTACCACTTAGATAGATCTTTGAGTTGTAAATAGGAACTTCGATTTCTTCAAAAGCAATCTTAGGTCTACTCACGTCAATGACCTGCTTGGTTAATTCTGTACTAGCCTGCGTACCGAAGCCAAGCAATGTCACTCTGAAGCGATACTTCAGTTTTGGCATCAACATACCAGTGTTGGTACCAGGACCAGCTGGGTTGATCGAAAAGTTATTTAATGATGTAATTGGCATTTCTTTGCTCCGTTAATTAAATTTCACCAGTATTCTTGATGCGTACTGGGATATAGATGAATTCTACTGCCTTAACTGGCTCAATAGCAATATCAACATACAACTCATTACGATCAACTCTACTTGGTGTGTTGTTTGACTCATCACAAACTACTGCAAAGTCATATAGAGCTCTTAGACCAACTAGTTCTAATAACAAGCTCTCTACTGCGCCTTTGATTTCATCACGGGTGATAGAATCGTTTGGTTCAAACACATATGGGCGAGCTAGTTTTGTCAGCTGGCTTCTTAGATAAACAACTAGACGAGCTACGTTAATTCTATCTAATGCGCTGGCATTTCTAGCACGAGTCTTTTGACCATAAGCAACTAGACCAACTCCAACAAAGAATGGAATCGGATTAACTTTTAGCTCATAAAGAACATCTCTTGTACCTTCATTCAACGCAACAGTTTGGAATTCACCGCTTAGTGCATCGATGTAACCAACTGAGGTTGCATTGCTGATACCGCCACGACGTGTACCTGCTGGAGCAAACCATGGATAGCTAACTTGGTCGCTTAGTGCGTATGTCTTCAACATCATGTGTGATGCTGGAACAACTGCATTAGAACCACCTAGGTCTGTGGTAAATCCATTTGGATAGTAAACTGCACAATATTCATCATAGCTGACAATACCGTCGTCACCGTTGTCTGTTACTAGAGCAGCATTGGTACCCCAGTTTAACAATGATGTTGCATCACTTGCTAGACGCAATGGTGTGTCACCAATAACAAACGCTGTTTGACCACGGTCAATATTCAAGCTGATCAAGTTTGCCAATGTCTCTGGATATCCAGGAGCAGCAATCAAGTTGAAGTTTCTGCGCTCTTCGTCGCGGATTTCTTGGCTAGTGTCGATCGCTGATTTCATTGCCTGCACAACAACCTTACGCTGTGCGTGGCGACCAAATGCACCCGAGCCGTCTTCATTGTTACCACTTTCTGTAGTCCAACGATCTGACCAATAACCGCTCATGCTTTCACCGGAAACAAATGCATCACCATTTAGGGTAGCAGCACCAGTTCTTGCGTTGTCTTCAGCTAGATCAATGTAGCTGTCTTGATATTTCTTAACGTTACCACCACTTCGGCGTAGATTCCATAGCAACATGCCTTTTGGATATAATGCAGGATCTGGAGCATCTGTGTCTAAAAAGTTATTTTCTAATAGATCAGCAATTGTGCTTGGTGTGCTTGATGCACCGCTGGTTGCCCAACGAGCATCGGCAAATAGCACGCCTTGATCTGTAACTTGATCAGTTTTGTCAACCAATGCCCACTCTAGGTTTAAGCCATCCCACTTGTAAATTGTTGGGAAGTTTTCCATGTCAGCTGTGCTGATCCATAGATCACCGTTAACTAGTGCTGTACTGTCGCTTTGGCCGTTAGCTGCTGCTGGAGCAGTTGCACCTACAATTGGACCACCTGGGCTTGTTTTTAAACCTGCGGTAGCACTGTAGTATGGGCTTGTAGAATGCTTGTAACCAACCCAAGTACGACCATTGTGAACCATGATGTCAACTTCAGCAAAGCTGTTGTTGTACCATAGTTGACCATCTGTTGGCTCGTTCAATGGAGCATCTGGACTTGCTGCAAAACCGTTATAGGCTTCGTCAGCTAGTGGACGCCAGTTAGTAACAATGTAATCTTCTGGAGCTTCGCCTGTGGCATCAGTAGCATTTGGAGCATCGTAGAAATTATCTGTACCAGCTTCTGTAACCACATTATAAGGGGTAAACAATGCTGCTATAGGATTACCTGTGCCGCCAGTGTCAGTTAAACGAATCTCACCACCTACTTTGTGCGACAGTGTAATTGTGTTGTCTGTTGTAACTGCTGCTTCAATGTGATTTGTAATTGCAGCGCCAGCTGTATCAGTCATTGAAATTGCATTAATAGCTGCTGCTAGAGTTTCAGCATCCGCTGTAGTACCTGCTGCTGTAAAGCTAACTGTAGTTGCCGCTGAAAGTGCTAGACTACCTTTGATACTTTGTTTGATAGTAAATGTCTTAGCACCTGCTGCAAATGTGCCTGCTGTGATAGCTGCTGATTCAACAACTGTTGCACCTGTAGTTGCTCTTCTCCAAACACGGAAACTCAACTCTTTGAAAGTTGTATCGCGAGTATCTGGGGCTTCGTCTGTGCCATCAGCATAGCTGAATTGTTCTTCAGCGTTAGCTAAAACAAAGATGCTGTCTGATGGAATATTTGTACCACCACCGCTGCGATCTAGATAATATAGTGAACTTGCACTTGTATCATAGATTGGAGCATCATAGGCCACCCATGCACCTGTAGCAGAATTCCAACGCTTGACTCTCCAACGAGCGCCTTCGCCTGGCTCAGTTGTTTTTAACCATACGCTTCCAGTTGGCTTTGGCTCTGTGTCACTGCCTTTGAATTCTGGAACGCTAGTGTGGGGAGCAATAGATAATGTTGGGGGGAAGTATTCACCTGCAATTATTCCAAGAGTACTAGTCGTAGTTGATGTTGCGTGGACTAGGTTGCCGGTTCCAACTGCTAAAACAATGCTACCAGAGCTCGTTGAGTCAGCTTGTCCTTCTGTTGCACCATTGCTGTAAAAGTTAATTTTGTTGTTTACTAGTTTAGCATATACACCTGAACTTCCGCCCATTGCTGTATTAATGTCGCTAACTAGACTTGCCGGAGTTACACCCGATGCAGTAATTAGTGTCCCATTTAATGAGAAAGTATCGCTGACTGACCATGAACCTGTAGTACTAAGTGTTTTAGAAGTAACTGTTGCCCAGCTAGCTGCCCAACCACCACTACCTACTTTAACCCATGTACCGGCCGCTACCAAGCTACCGCTTTCGTTGTAACCGCCGCCTGGGCTCTTAAAGTAAATTCTTGCTATTTCTTTTTGTACGGTACCAGTTTCAAATACCACAGCATAATCGCCGATAGATCCAACTGATCCTCTTGGTGCGTTGCTGGTGATTTTTGTTGTTGCATCATCGTCTGTTAACACAATCGGCTCTTTCATTGTGAATGATTGGCCGCCTGTGGTGTCAC